TCCATTCATATTTCCATTCCTGTTTTGTTTAAGACGAAAGAATTATACTACTAATCCCGTGTCGTTGTACAGCTTTTTGCACAAATTTATTAATTATTTTTATTGGTGTATTCCCACTTAATCTGGATTTTTTTCAGGGCAGAAAGCAAATGCTCTTCCTGCCCTTTCTCCAGATCCTCTTTTAGAACCACACACTTGATGGCCTGATACAACGCATTGAGTTCGTCAGCCGTCAGGTTAATTCGCAGCACTTTGTATTGACTCGCTTGTTAACACTTTGTCTTCCACGTTCGTGCCGTCAGTCAAAACGTGCGGGCTGACATCTCGATTGACCACAGAGTCCCTGACGAATACCACGCGACTGCCTCTTGGCTTGTCCTTCCACTCATCGCTCTGATAGAAGCGCTCGTCCTTGAGCGTCCTAAAGTGCCACTTGCGGTAATGGCTCTGCGCCCTCTTAGACGAGAAGCCTTTCGGGCCTCGCAGCGTCATGGAGGTTGTTGTACCTTTTTTCTTGTTAGCGTTCTTTGAAAGCTTGATGACATTGTCCTTCTTGAACGGCACACCCTTGTGCAGCACCTCGTCACCCAGAGCTTGGCAGTACACCAAGACCGAGCAGATCAGTTTGCAAATGTCAGCAAGTCTATCTGCCGACTCTTGGTTTTGATGTACGTCGCTTGAATTATTGTTTTCCAAAAATTCTTTTTCAGACTCAGGATCTTTGTCGGCATTCACTGCATTAAAAAAAGCGTCCATCCCCAAGGATGCAAACTCTCCTCCACCTCTTATTACTACTTGGGTGTAATAACTGTCTGTAAGATTTAACGCATCAATAGCATCATCGAGACTGTATCCAGCTTCTTTGATTTTAACTTCAAGCTCTTTTTGTTGTTCTGAATTCCACTCTTGAATATCAAAAATACTTATGTCTTTTGTTATTTGGTTTACTCCTTCAAAATTTAAAGCACACCTCTCGTACTCATCAATAACTTCTTGATACAACAAAGCAGCGCCCCAGTCTCTGCACCTGTTTCTCAAAACGTCCCTGACGAAGGCATACATTGAGATGTCTCTTTGATACCTAGAACCTATCGAAACCTGAACAGAGGGAACGTCTACACCATTGATTTCAAAACCCTCCGGCATCATCAGAATAAAATCTTTCAGAAACGCATCCAGCTCAAAACCGTCAAGATGGTAGTCGGCCTCAAAGATGTTTGTTAACAAGTCGGCAGACTCTGGATAAATCACGACCCGATCAGTCGTGTAAAAATATTGATCCAAAGCTCTTCTGTCGAAATTGCCTTCAATACATGAAACTATTTCTTGTTCTTTTTCTAGGCTTCCAGAATCAAGCGGAACGTAAGAGCGAGAGCCTCCGCTTAACTTACTTAATGCTGGCTGTACTCCTTTTACCATTTTTGACAAAGAGCAAGTCAGCTCACTCGCTTCGACTGCAAACGACAGGTACTCTTTTGTATGCTCACTCATTCCATGATCAAAGTATCCAAACTTTGTTGCCCTACTGACTTGCGGCTTGCTTCCTTTTATGAGGCTTACATCTTCCATTTCTGTACTATCCCACGCCGCAGTGTGCAAATTATTTCTAAGCAAAGGAGCAGCGCCTTTCCAAACTTGCTGTGCGGGAACGTCGCTTAAATGATCGCTGTTCAGATCGACACTATGCAACATCATTGTTGAGTACATGTAGTTTGGTCCTAGATGGCTACCCGTAGTTCTTGAGATTTTATTTTCGCAAGCAATGTAAGACTCCCAAGTCAGATCATCCATGTTGGACATTTTGAGGAAAGTAGGAGACACGCATTCTTTAAAAGTTTTTTTATTGCTAGATTTTCTAAACGTCCTTAACGTCTGCTTCAAACGCTTGCCTTGAGTTTTTGTCGAATCTTCAGTTGAATCTAATGATTTATATCCCTTCATGCCGCCCTCCTTGTTTTGCCGCGTACTATTCGTAGCGGCTGAAAGTTCTTGTCGAGTTCAGACATCTTGATCTTGAACCGTTTGTTGAGACCTCCGATTGGTCCCTGCTCTACCAAGCTGGCCCACTTGCGTCCGCGCTTGAGTAAAATCACAAACCTACGTCCGCCTACGTTACGATACATCCATCCAATCTCGTAGCCTTTGCTGTCGAGCCAGCCTTGCGTAATCTTGTTAGGTAGTTTCATCGTCTGCCTCCTATCTGAACTGCGCGTCGCACTTTTTTGTTCTTACCATAATAGTCGTCCACCGAACATCTTGCGCCTTGGTCGATGCAGATCGCTTCTTCCCTGCCGCCCTTGACTACCAGAAAATGTGAGCCGGTCATCAGAAGATAAGTCCTGCCCTTTACGGTGCATTCTTCAACAAACTTGCGGACGGTCATGCGCTTGTTATAGTTGATGCTGTTTTTCTTCAAGCCAAAACGCTTGAGGGCGGCGCCGAAGATGTGAGGCTCGTAGGTAGAGCCTTGCCAGTTATCTGGTCTGTCGTATTTTTCCTTGTACCAGTTGAAGACGAACTGTAGCGACCTACCGCTCAGCTCCGCCAGTGCGTAGATTCCGCAGCAGGGCATTCTGCTTGCTTCTTTTCCATTGATAAATTCTGTCATAAACACTCCTTTTTGTTGACAAGTTTCTCTCGATTTACAGACAGTATAGCAAAGACCGTGTCGTATTGCAAATGCTTGCAAAACGCTGTAAATGTAGTTATTTTTAGATTTTCAGAAAAAAGGAAGATAGATGGCGAAAGTAATAAGGGTTTTCAAAAACAAGACATACGGCCTTGAGGCTATCCTTAGTGAAACTAAGACAGGAACGTACACTGTTTCATTAAGGGATGGTGAGCTTGACAAGGCTTTGGACGCGGTGCGGATATTTCCGACAATAAAAGAAGCGCTGGCTTCGGTGAACAATATTTATAAGGTAGCTTTTGAGGAGTAGCTAGAAGAAGATGTCGACGTCGTTGAACATCTTGTTAACGGCGCCACCATCTTTGTATTCGTACATGCCCTCAGTTTCTATTTTTTTAAGATCATCTTCTGTGAAAATCCAGACAGGTGCGTTGTAGGTTTTGTCTCTGTCTATGTCTTCCATTTTCATGGTGCCGTCAGCTTTGTGACCCATCGCCTTGTTGATCCGAGGCTGGATCAGTTCAGAGTAAATCTTCCTCATGCCTTCTTTTTGTTTGTCGGTGTGAAGACCAGTGTTTTCCCATCTGTCAACGTGGACCTCTCCCGGCGCTAGAGCGACACCGTCATAACCTTGTCGGTAAGCTCGCATCTTGATTCTTTTAACAAGTGCGTCATACATTAGGGTCTTTTGCAAAAGGAGCCACAGAGGTTCTGTTCTTCAAAAGGGTATCTGTTTCAAGAGTGACCTCGTTAATTAGCCCAAGCACTTCGTCCATTCGCTTGTCGTAACGAGACAGCTTCTCCATAGTCAAAGCCCCGCCGGTATTGGCTACATCTACGTTCATTGCATTAGCAAGCTCTAGAATTTCATAATACTCTTGCCGGAAGTCTTTCGGTATGTTTACCTCTGGATTTCGCAACGAGAACTCTTCACCGCGCAAATTTTTAGCCAGAGCAAGTAGCCTGTCTCTTTTTTCTAGCGCTAATTTTTTGATTAATGCATTGTGCTGTTTCAGGTTCAGGATTTTACGATCACCTAATATTGTTTGAGCAAGCTCAGTTTGATCACCCTCAATCCAACGAATCTCCTGCAAATCTTTTTCCGCCTCTTGTCTCATTCTTTGAGCAGCTCTCAGGTCGTTGAGATTTCCCAAAAAATCAGACTGCACTTCTTCTAGAAACAGTATTCGCTTTGGTTGATTGTCTTTTGGATCCATGTAAATTCGATCGGTGGTGCGGTAGTGACCAAGAACATCACGCCTAGGCACTCCAACCCTGAGTTTTCCATCAGCATCAAAATAATCTTTAAACCAATGTTCGCTTGAATCGTCCATTAGCCCCGTAAAGTCAGTATTTGTAGTTGGATTTGTTTGATCAAGCTTG